AATGAGGTGTTCTCTGTGAAAAAAGCGAAAGATCAGCCTGAATCTGAACCAGCCGAACTAGCATCCCTTGTTGGAGAACGGATCAGAAAGATCCGCAAAGAAGAGGGGTTATCAGCTCAACATTACCTTCAACTTCGACCTTACGCCGTACATGGAAGGGGATGATGCAGCAGCCTGCTGAAAAACCGGCCTGCAAACATTCCTTTTTGAAAACGGTGTAAAGTCAAAAGTTGGGGGTTGTATAGGAACCGCCTGCAAAAGCCTAAAAACGTGCAGGCGAAGCAATGCAACCCCCAAAAACCAACTTCAGCAAAAAGAAAAGCACTGTACTTCCAACGAAGTACAGTGCTTTTTGGTGGAGAATAGCGGGATCGAACCGCTGACCTCTTGCATGCCATGCAAGCGCTCTCCCAGCTGAGCTAATCCCCCATAAGCTGGTGTTGAGGTGTCGTGTTCCTGACGACGTGTATTATTATACCAGCAAGGTCGTACCTTGTCAACGCCTTTTTTGAATTTTTCCAGAATTATCTGTACAAATTTCCGGCAGGGTCATGCATCCGGATTTTGGGGCGCCGGGCTGTGCAGCTGGAACTGCTGTCACACCTTTTTCGCCGTGTTTCCGCAGCTGTTCTCATCCGCCCGCTGTGTCCGCCGGAAAATTGTGCAAAACAAAAAGTTCAACGCACTTTCATACGTTGAACTTTTTTTGGTGGGCGCGGGTGGATTCGAACCACCGAAGCTGAAAGCAGCAGATTTACAGTCTGTCCCCATTGGCCACTCGGGAACACGCCCATATTCTTTTGTGTCCGCCGCGCGGACTGCCTGTATATATTACCACGCGCAAAGCAGTTTGTCAACCATCTGCAACAGATTTTATCGCAATTTCTGCACCAATCTCTCCAACAAACTCGCTCCATGGAAAAACCGCCCGGGAATCAATGTTCCCGAGCGGTTTTTCTTGGAGCTGGTGACAGGAGTTGAACGAGCCACCGGCATTGCATCACTGAAAAATGGAGATTTTTACACTAAAATCTGCACGTTTAGCAGTCTTTTTCTTGTACCATCCTGCACAGCCCACACACCCACAAAATCAAAAGTGTGTTAAAATGTGTGTTATTTTCCGGTGTGCAGCAGCTTCAAAAACATGCCGTTGACGGCCTGCGCGGTCTCTGTGTCCTCACCGGTCAGAGCGTGGCCGTACACGCCGAAGGTGTCCATGTCCTCGCTGTGCCCTACAAGGTCTTTGACCTCACCGGCGGGCAGCTTCTTTGCCACGCTGACAAAGGTGTGCCGCATCTCGTAGGCTGACACCGGCGGGATCTCATTCACCCGGCAATAGACCTGCCAGCGCTTATAGTAATAGGCTTCGCTTTTCAGGCAAAACACGCTCTCACCGGCCCCAGTGACGGCCCGCTGCTGTTCCAGCACGGCACGCGCCAGATCGGACAGCACAAAGGCCCGCACCGCATTTTCGTTTTTGCCGTGGGTCTCTTCCCCCAGCACGTTCACGGCGCGGGAGATGAACACTGTGCCGCCCTTGACATCGGCCCAGCGCAGGCCCACCAGTTCACCCGGGCGCAGGCCCGTGAGCACCTGAAAGCGGTAGGCATGGATAAAATCATCATGCACCCGCTTGCCCCTGTACAGGGTAGTGTCCACGCGGAACAGCGTTATCAGGGCATCCGGCTGCAACACCTTCTTACCTTTGGGACGTGCGCCAGCTGGCACATGCAGCCCTTCGGGGTGGAAGGTGGTCAGCTTCTTTGCACGGCACCATTTGCAGAATGCCCGCATATCCGCGCAGAGGGATTGCAGGGACTTCTTTGCAAGGCCGTCACTGTAGGCATCGTTTACCACGTCCTGCAGGTCTTGCTCTGTCAGGCTGGTAATACGCTTCCTGCCGATCGCAGGCAGTATCCGGGTGCGCCAGCGGCTTTCAACGTTCCGCTGGTTGCCGGTGCCCGTGGTCTTTACCACTGTGGCATACCACTCTTGATACAGATCCTCCACCCGGCGGGCCTTGACCCCGATGCCATCATCTAACCAGCGGTCTGCCTTTGCATTGGCTTCCCGCTGCCCAGTGCGGCCCGGGGTGCTGCTGTAGAACTGTTTCCGCACGCCGTCTTTCTGCACGGCAATGCGCCAGCGCTGGTATTTTTCTTCCCACTGGGCCGTGTTGGTTCTCTTGCTCATCTGGCTGCATCACTCTTTCTTTGTGCATTTTGTCCCCGGCGGCGCTCTGATCACGGCCCGATCGGAGACTATCGGCCGTCAAAATGACGAATCTACCGTTGTCGCATTGTGCGACAGCGGTTTTATATTGCCGAACTGTTCGGCAACATCCAGCGTTTACCGTTGTCCAACAATTGGACAACGGTCAGAGCTTGTCGCAATTTGCGACGAGCTGCCACTATCGGAGTTTTCGCATTATGCGACAACTCCCCCTTTACCGTCGTGTTTCACGACACCCTGCCCCGATTTAGGGCAGGATCCCAAAATGGGAATGTGCCCCCGTTGCCGCACTGTGCGGCAATATAATTGTTCAACAGTTGAACCTTTAAATCCGCAACTGTTGCGGATTTAAAACTAGCAGCTGAATTTTCAGCCGCGACACGCCCACACCGGCTACAAGCCCCCTGTGGACGCTTTTTGTGTACTGCTTCTATGGAGGGTATGGAGGGTAGGAACCTATTTCCGAAAACTCCCTAGTAGGGAAACAAAAAAATAGAATATATAGGAAAGTCCCCGGAAAGGCTCCTTTGCTTCCATTCCCTCCATACTCAGTTCTTCAGGCGTCACACGCTCACAGCTGCCCGCTGTGGGCGTTTTATTTTTCGGCGGGTTCTTTATCGTCCAGCCCGGCGGGCGCGTCCTGTGGGGCGTTCTGGGCGCGCTGGTAGGCGGGTATCTGGGTCAGCTCCTGCACACGCTCCACAGCCACGGTCTGGCCGTTGTCGTTCAGCGTGCGGAAGTGGGAAAGCAGCTGAGATTCTGCAGCACTGGCCGTTTCACTATCTGCACCCGGCTGCACCTGCCCCCACTGCCCTGCGTCCACCAGATCACCAGCATACAGACCCATTGCGCGCGCAATTTTTGCGATGGTATCCAGCTTCGGCACAACTTTTCCGGATTCATATTTTCGGATTGCAGAATCAGCCATACCGCATTTTTCGGCCAGTTCCTTCTGCGTCATTTTGGCATCCGTGCGAGCCTTTTTTATCTTTTCTCCAATAGTCATCGAATCACCTCTCTTTTACTATATCAGGACTTTCGCGAAAAGTCCAGACCAAAAAGAATCTATTTTTACTATTGACAGACCAATTGAGGTCTGCTATAATTCACAGTGCAGACCAGTTTTGGTCTAAAGCGAGGTGATAACCATGAAGATTTCCAAAAGCAAGTTGAACATTGCCCTTGCACGCAAGCAGTGGAACCAGCGCGATCTGCGGGACAATTCCGTTGTGTCCAGCCAGACCACCTTAAACATCAACAAGGGCAAGCCAGTCATGCCTGCCACCGCTGGCCGTATCGCTGCCGCCCTGGGCGTGGATGTGACCGAGATCATCGAAGAGGAGGACTAAACCATGTATCAACCATTTCACAAACTCCGCGTCCGGTTCGCTGAACTGGAAATGAAGCAGGGCGAAGTAGCCAAGCGGGCCAACATGGCCGAAAGCACCCTGACCGCCCGAATGACGGGCCGTTTGCCGTGGAAGGGCGACGAGATCGCCGCCGTGGCCAAGGTGCTGGGCATCCCCACCGACCAGATCGGCACGTTCTTCTTTGAGGACGCGCCCAAAGGTGGAAAGGGGGCTGCATGATGGAAGATTTCTGGGATCCCTACGGGGAACCACCAGAGCCGCCGGAACACTTCGACTTCATGGAAGACTGCGAAATTGAAGATGACGGCTTGCCGCCCGTGGAGAACCTGCAGACGGCGTGTGGTCATGGCGTGCCGGAGCAAAGCCCGGCCATGATCGAGGGCGTACTGCGCAAAGGACACAAGATGCTGCTGGCAGGCCCCAGCAAGGCCGGCAAGAGCTTTGCTCTCATCGAGCTGGCCGTGTGCATTGCAAGCGGTACACCATGGATGAACCGTTTTGAATGCAGACGTGGAAAAGTCCTGTACGTCAATCTGGAAGTTGACCCGGCATCAGCAAAACACCGGTTCCATGACGTCAGCAAGGCGCTGGAACTGCCAGAGGAAGCCGTACAGGCTATGCTGCCGAACATCGACCTTTGGAACCTGCGCGGATACTGCATCAACTGGCCGCACTTCGTTGACATCTGCTGCAGCCGCGCCCGCCAGGAACAGTATGATGTGATCATCATTGACCCGTTCTATAAACTCAATGCTGGCAGGGAAAACAATGTTTTTGACATGGTGCAGTTCTGCAACGGTCTTGACCGGATTTCAGCAGTAAACGGTGCGGCCGTCATTTACGCACACCACCACAGCAAAGGCGACCAAGGGTGGAAGAACAGCATGGACCGCGCGTCCGGTTCCGGAGTGTTCGCCCGCGACGTTGACGCACTTCTGGATGTGATCGAGCTGGAATTACCGCCAGACCGGCAGCGGGCAGGCGTGACGGCGTGGCGCATCGAGGGCACATTGCGGGAGTTTCCCAGCTTTGAACCGGTGGACGTGTGGTTTAACTACCCCATCCACGTTATGGAACGATTCGACCCGGCGGACAATATTGCGCCGCACTCCCAGCTCCCTTCCTACCAGCGCGCAATGAATGCCCGCAAGCCCAAGGAGCAGAAGTTGAAGGAGCGCCGCCACCGTCTGGAAGCCGCAATAGACGTGCTGGCCGCACAGGGCGTGGAAGTCACCACAAGCAACGTTGCCGAATATCTGGATGTGACGAATAAAACCATCCGATACATGGTTGACGAGCACCCGCGCTTTGAGCGTGACACCAAAACCGGCCAGATTAGGCGCGCCCATACTGTGGCCCCGCAGGAGTAAAGCAGGCCGGAAGAAAGGGCGGAAAAAAACAGGATTTCCGCTATAACTGCAAAATCTGCATTTAGGGGGGAAAAAAACAGTATTATATATAGCAAAAAAGATAGTGATAGGTAGTGTAATTGGGAATGGGGGTTAGAAAGCCCCCCATTCCAATTACTACACTACCTTGCCGCCTGTTTTTTTCTCTGGAAGAAAGGCCGCACGTATCTTTCCGCAGTAACAAAAAAAGAAAGCCGCTTCCCAGTGTAGCGACCGGGGAGCGGCAAAAGGGTGTGAATACGGTTCCAACCATTCACGCCCCCATTATATCAAAAATGGAGGATATTTCAATGCTGAAACTTGAAAAGCGTATCACCTTGCACACCTTCGATGTGGAGTACATCGACCAGCGGGAGCCGAAGCCCCGCGCCGTACACCACGAGCTTTGCGTGCTGGATGGCGGGCGCGTGTCCGCGCTGGAACGTCTGGGCCAGTCCCCTGCAAGCTGGATTTGCCAGCAGTACGCCCGGCAGGGCTTTACCGTGGGCGCTGTCCACAAGGGCGAGCGCCTGACTGCCAACGTTGATACGGCCACCCTTTGGGGTATGGCAGTGCAGCAGGCTGGCACCCAGCACAAGAGCGCCGCCCCTGACCCTGTAGACCGTAACTGCGCCCCGGCTGGCAAGTTTGTGAACCCGCTGCCCAATCTGCCGCTGGTGCCTGATTTTGCAGAAGCCGTTGCCAAGTCGAAAGCCGACGCGGCCCGCCTGCATGAGATCTCGGAAGAGCTGGCCGCAAAGAGTGCACAGCTTGAAAGGAGCGCAAAGGCATGACAAGGCAAGATTACATCACCGCGATTGCTGCTCTACTGGATAAGGCCGACTTCCGGCAGTTACGCCTTGTGTGGGTGTATGCGTCCCACCTGATCGGCTGAACCCCGACCGAACAACGAGCGAACCGAGAGAAACCAGCCCAAGCAACAAGAAAGCCGCCCTCCCTGCGGCAACAGGGAGGGCGGCACAACGGGCGGTATAGTTTGCAACGACCAATACCGCCCCCAGTTTAACAAAACAGGAGGATTTTTGCAATGACTATGTATCACTTTACCTGTGTGGCACCCTTCCTTGCGTGGTGCCTGATCGGCGCTGTGGCCTGCTGGTTCAGCGGGAACGTGTGAGGAGGTGGGCAGACCATGCACAAGCCCGATTACACCCCCACACTGACCGCTACGGAGTTCTGGCAGGCCTGGAATTATGGCCCCTGCACAAGCTCTGTCTGGTGCTTTGTGCGTGACCTGATGCAGCTGTTCCAGTGCCACGGCGAAACCCCAGAGGCCACAGACAACCTGACCTTTATGCTGGTGGCCGTTTATAACATTGGCCGTCAGCAGGGCATCCGGGAAGAACGCCGCAACCGCCGGGCAAAGACCCCCAGGGGGTGCTGAAATGAAGGTGACCCTCTCCTATACCCTCCGGGAGGTGGAACAGGCCCAGAGGGCGCAGGCCCTGCTGGTGAAGCTGTTTGGTCGCTGCCGTGTACACAGCAGCCAGACCGGCGACCGCTGCATGATCTATTTGACCTTCCGGTTCTGACGTGGTATAATTATTTTTAAGGCATAGAGTACCGCACAGGCAAACGTCTGTTAAGCTAATAAGCACAGGGAAAACGCTATTTCAAGCGGTTCTCTGTGCTTTTTTATTTTGCCTGCTTTTCTGTGCCGGCGCTCTGGGTGCTCTCTGAATGCTGCTTTGCTCTGTGGTTTTGTCCTCCTTCCATGGTCTGCCAGGAAAGCCGCAAAAACAGTGAAAAAAGGCAAAATAAGCGGTGTGTTTGTAGCTGTTTCTACGCCTTACTTTTCAGCCGCAGGCGTGCCGCCTTTGAATAATTTTTGCCCGATAAATCGTTGTTTGCGCAAGGTCTGGCACGGGGTGGGGAGGGTCCCCCCTCCCGTGACCCCGGCGACCCAGGGCCGTCAGCGCCGATTTACACACAGCGATTTTTCCAAAGGGCCTTTTCTGAGCGTCCAATCATCCCCAATGGCGGGGGATGTGGATGAATATAAACCGTACACGGCCGCGGAACAGGCCGGGAAAGGACACAACCATGAACGAAACTGTGCATCAGGAACCCGTTACCACTGCAGCCGGAGTGCAGCAGGAGCCCCGCACCTTCACGCAGGACGAAGTAAACAGCATCATTGCTGACCGCCTGACCCGTGAGCGTGCAAAATATGCCGATTACGACGATCTGAAAGCCAAGGCCCAGCAGTACGACACCACCAAGGCCCAGCTGGACGCACTGAACGCTGCCAACGCCCAGCGGGACATGAAAGCCCGGGTATCTGCCGCCACGGGTGTGCCCGTGGAACTGCTGACCGCCGACACCGAGGAAGCCTGCACCGCGCAGGCGCAGGCTATTGCAGCCTATGCGAAGCCGGTAAACCGTTACCCCGTCATTCATGATGGCGGCGAACTCCCTTACGATCGCGCGCCAAGCCTGCCGGGTGCTACGATCGCAGCGGACGCTTTCAGCCGTGACAAGAAGCACATCCCGAAGCCCTATCCCAACTACTAAGATTAAACGAGGTTTAAATACATGTCCGTTGAACTTACTACCAAATTTGCCCCGCAGACCGACGAGCTTTTCAAAGCGGAAAGCAAGGTCAGCCTGCTGACCAACACCGACTTTGATTGGACTGGCGCCCACGCAATCAAGCTGTATAAGATCAGCACCACCCCGCTGAACGACTACAGCCGCAACCGCAGCACCGCCCCCGAGGACACCGAGGAACAGCTTTCCCGCTATGGCAAGCTGCTTGACCTGTCCGCCACCACCGAGGAGCTGCTGCTGAAACATGACCGCTCTTTTATCTTCAACGTTGACAAGCTGGATCAGGACGAAACGCAGCAGCAGCTGGAAGCCGGCACTGCGCTGGCCCGCGAACTGCGGGAGGTTGTCGTGCCCGAGGTGGATGCCAACGTGTACACCGTCATGACCGCCGGAGCAGGCCACAAGCCCGCCGCAGCAGCCCTCACCAAGTCTAACATCTATGCGGCCGTTCTGGCCGCCTCCCAGGCGCTGGACGACGCCGAGGTGCCCGAGACCGAGCGCGTGCTGGTGGTCACCCCGGCAACCTATGCGCTGCTGAAACAGGCCGTGGAGTTCGATCACACCGAGATCGGCGCAGAGATGCGTGCCCGTGGCGTGGTGGCCATGATCGACGGCGCCGCGGTGGTGAAGGTGCCCGCAATTCGCCTGCCGGAAAAGTTCGGCTTTATGCTGTGCCACCCGTCCGCTACCGTGGCCCCCGTCAAGCTGGAGGATTTCGGCATCCACGATGACACTCCGCTGTCCAGCGGCACCATCGTGACCGGCCGTGTTTGCTATGACGCGTTCGTGCTGGACAACAAAAAGGCCGGCATCTACTACCAGGCAACCACCTGACACAGCGCTGTGAAGGTCTGAGCCGCCGCCACAAAGCAGCCGGGTTCACTGCTTTGGATGTGGGGGGGATCCCCCCTCCCAGGGGGCCCTCTGACCTTCCCAAACCGTACTGTGAATATTTTCTCGCGAAAGGGCGCACGGGTTCCGGCCTGTGCGCCCCTTTTTCTTTGGAAGGGAGTTCGGCATCATGGAAAAGCAGCCAGCAAAGGCCACCGGCCAGCAGGACACAAACGCAGCCCTTGCCGCTCTGGCCGCTGCCGGGAACAGCTTTGCGCTGGGCCAGTTGTGGGAGATCAACAAGGGCCTGCTGCACCGCTGGTTCTGGCAGTGGTACAGCAAGAACAAGGCCGTTGCCGATGAACACGGCATCACGCTGGAGGACTTCGAGCAAGAAGGATTCTTTGCCGTGCAGGCTGCTGCCAAAGCCTATGACCCCGAAAAGGGCACCTTTGCCACGCTGCTTGGCTAC